CCCCTTGTTGGCACAAGCACTAGATTATTTTTCTGAATCATTGATTTCCCCATAAATAGCGGTGTAAGCCGCCAAGTCAATGATGCTGTCTAAGTGGTCAGGTGTTTCTATTAGCCGAGCAATTTTGACAAGGCATAAACACAAAGCGACCTGTGAAGGGCTTATCTCAGTTTCAAGATAAACACTCCACAGGTCGGCGATGCGCTTGTGATTGATGTATGGGTCGCCATAAATCTCTTGGCGATCCGTTGCGGTGAGGCGTTTGGCCTCATCCAAAATCTTCCCCGATTTCATTTCTTTACTTACTTCCGCGACCAAATTCTTTGGCCTTTGGGTCAATGGCTTTTAGCACAGGGCCAATGACTGCTGCGATGAATGCAGCGAGATAATCTTTAAGAGGGCGCGATGGGTCTGCAAGATAGAGAGCTGCTACTGAAGCGGCCCCTGCTCTTGCGTAGGTTGCAGCGATTGCGATTGCTTTGTCTTTGTCGAGCATTTGCACTCCTTGAACTTAGGTCTGCCGAAGCCCACAATGAACACCGGCAGAGAGGGTAGGACTTTTCCCCGATTCTTTACTTTGTAAGCGCGTATCTTACGGGCAACTTGACCACCATTGCGCTGATCGCCTTTGGTGTCGGGAGCCGTGTTGCCCTCAATGGTGATGACAGTGCCATTGCCTTTGACCTGCTCGACAATGCCAATGTGCGAGATTCTGTCGAGTGAGTCATTGGGAAAATCAAAGAAGACCAAATCTCCTGGCATTGGCTCGGCCTCGGCAATACCTTGCCAACGCTTCGCCTCGGCGAATGCCTTTGCCCCTGCCGGTGTGTAGGTGCAGTCAGGGATTTTGACACCTGCCTGCTTTGCAACCCAATTGACGAATGCACCGCACCAAGGCTGATTCGTCTTTTGATATTTCGTTTGATTATCGGCAGGGCCTTCAATGTAGCCAACTTCGCCTGCTGCCACTTCTAGGAATTTATCAAGTTGCGAACACATTATTTCTTCAACACCTGCTTGACTAGATCGGTTAAGAAGTCAACCTTATCCTCTAGCACTGACACCTTGTCCTTTATCGAACTGCCGCCATTGGGTTTGAGTTCATTTAGATAGTGCTTGACTAGCCACTTTACTCCAAGGGCAGTTGAGCCAAGGATGCTGATGAGGGCGACAATAAAGCTTGCCCAATCGGTTGCGCTCATAACCCAATTGCCATCACTTGCACGACAGTTGAAGAGCCCGAAACAACGCCATAAATCGGATTGTTCTTATTTTGGAGAACTATCTTCTCTCCGCTATCTAATCGAAAACCAGTTGAAGTTGAAACATCAGCAGCGCCAAGAAATACGGCTTGACCGCCTGCTGCGTGAAGATGGACTTCTTCAGCTTCGGCGGTGTTATCAACCAAGATGGTTGGAGTTGTGGTGACTGTGACTTGGCGGGTTGAGATGCCCAAGAGATTTCTCCTTTATTAAAGATGAATCGTAGTATAAGATGAGGCTATGGGGAAAACTTTTTTCTTTATGGCAGGCCTTCCACGATCAGGAAGCACCTTGCTTTCAGCAATCTTGAATCAAAATCCTGATATTTATGTCACGCCTTCGGCTGACACAAGTTTCTTGATGCTTGTCAGAGTCTTTTCATTCAGGCTTTGCCCCTGAAGGTTATCGCAACATTATGGCAAGACTACCTGAAGCCTTCTATGAACACATTGATAAGCCTTACATCATTGACAAGAACCGCAACTGGGGAACTCCTGAAAATATAGAGGTTGCAGAACTCTTTGCTGATAAGGTCAAAATCATTTGCCCCGTCAGGCCAATTCTTGAAGTGCTTGCATCATTTGTGCATTTAGCTGAAAAGAATCCTGACAACTTTATTGACAAGTTTGTTCGTGATTATCCTGTAAGCCAGTTCAGACCTAAAAACGATGCTCGCTGTGATGCAATGATGGCGGCGAATCATCACATTGAATCAAACATTTTTTCAATCGCATCATCACTTGACCCAAGACATCAAGGCAAGTTTCACTTTGTTGCCTATGCTGATTTAGTTTCCAAACCTGCCAAGGTTATTGATGCTATCTATGACTTCCTTGAGATACCTAAGTTCCAACACACTTTTGAGAATCTAAGATGGCCTTTGATGCCCAATGAGGCAAAAGTCTTTGGCATTCCAAATATGCACAAAATCCGTTCCAAGATAGATCGGAGCAAGACTGATACATCTATCTTGTCGGATTATGTTCACAGAAAATATGGTCACGCCTTAGACTTTATTTTCCCCAATGGAATCAAGGATTTTGTTTAGGCTTGCAGCACAGCCAAGATTGCCCTTGCTTTAGTTAGTTCCAAAGTTTCTGTCTTGATTGCTTTGGAACATTCATCGGCATACCAAAGTTTTGAAAGCAACGCAACATCGTCACTGTCAACACTAGCAATCGCATCGTGTTGATTTTTTGCGCCTTTGTATTGCAACAATTTTTCAGGCCACTCGGTAGGCAGAGTTTCTAAAATTGTTTGATACAAGGCAATGTTTGCCTCGTATTGTGCTACTTCAGCAATTCTTGCTTGAAGTGGTGTTAGTTGTGTTTCTTCTATCATTTGTCTTGCTCCTTTTTTGTTTATTTGTTTATCTATAAGAAGGCGACTCCTCGGCCAACACCTGTTGGTAGAGTTGCTGGGTTTGAATATTTAGTTCCAAATCCTGAAGACCAAGCATTTCCTGCGGGTAGAGTTGCTGGGTTTGAATATTTAGTTCCAAATCCTGAAGACCAAGGGTATGCAGTGAGGTAAGGTGAAGCGGTGTGGGCAACAGCTATTGCATCTCCTTGTGGTTTGAAGGTCACGCCATAGCCAACACCTGTTGGTAGAGTTGCTGGGTTTGAATATTTAGTTCCAAATCCTGAAGACCAAGGGTATGCAGTGAGGTAAGGTGAAGTGCCGTGAGCAACAGCAATTGCATTTCCTGCTGGAGTAAAGGCTACCCCTCGGCCATCGCCTGTTGGTAGAGTTGCTGGGTTTGAATATGCAGTTCCAAATCCTGAAGACCAAGCATAAACAGAGATGCGAGGTGAAGAGAAGTGAGCAACGGCGATTGCATCGTCTTGTGGTCTGAAGGCTACTCCTCTACCAGTGCCCGTTGGTGGAGAGGCTGGTTCTGCATATTTAGTTCCAAATCCTGAAGACCAAGGGTATGCACTCACGCGAGGTGAACTAGATTCGGCAACGGCGATTGCATCTCCTGCTGAAGTAAAGGCTACGCCCAGAACACTGCTAGGTAAGCTTGCTGGGTCTGCATATTTAGTTCCAAATCCTGAAGACCAAGGGTATGTAGAGATGCGAGGTGAAGAGTAGTGACCAAGAGCAATGTCAACTCCTTTTGGGTTGAAAGCTACGCTCATTCCAGCACCTGTTGGTAGAGTTGCTGGGTTTGAATATTTAGTTCCAAATCCTGAAGACCAAGGGTATGCAGTGATGTAAGGTGAAGTGTAGTGAGCAACGGCGATTGCAGGAGCAGAAGCTGCAACAAAGGTGCGAAAACCACGCGCTGAGCCGTTGGCTAAGCTCTGAAGTATTGGCGACATCTATTCCCCTTAAGCGAACTTGGTCTGAGTTTCAAGAACTGTATAAGTTGGCGTTGCAGCCGTCTTGATAATAGTAAAGACATAAGCATCAATGGCGCTGGCGTTGCCTGCGCTGATTGCAGCAGGAACCTTTGGCGTGACGGCGCTTCCATCAATTTGAATTACATTCGGATAATAGGCAGTCGCGCCATTGGTGTTAAGCCAAACTAGCGTGATGGCATCGCCAACTGCCAACTTTGAGCTAAGAGTATTTGATCCGTCATAACGAAAATTTAAGGTGTGATTGGCAGTAGCGTTTGTGGTGTAATACCAAACTGAAGCAGTTGCCACATCAAAGTTGATTGTGCCTGTGGCAGCAGCAGCGACCACATTGACATCTTCTTCAAAGCCTTTGATGACTAGATCAGATTGAGCAGAAGCAATACTCAGAGTCACTGTTCCTGATGTTCCGCCACCTGAAAGACCTGTTCCGGCGGTGACACCTTCGATGTCGCCCGATGCAGGTGTTGCGAATTGGAAGAAGATGGCTGCGCTCGCACTTGTGAAGCGAAGAACGCCACCTTGATTCTGAGCAAGAGCAAGGGAACCTGATGTTGCGACAGTTGCCGTTCCTGCGGTAATAGTGCAAACGCCTGCGCCAAGGTTGACAATTGTGACGATGTCGCCTGCTGCGAACAATCCTGTGTTGACAGTAATTGTCGTTGCGCATCGGCAGCAACTAGCGTGTAAGAGGCGACTTTCGCACTTGCATCGCCACCTAGCATCGCAGTTTGTTGCAGCGATGTCATTTGCGCTGCGGTCAAGACCTGACCTGTCGTGAAGGTCTGCTTACTCATCATTTCTCCTTAGTATGAAAGAACTCCCACAGTTCCATCAAGTAGTCCTTGAATTGCCGAATCCAAAATGAATGACTGAATTATAGGTTCAGCAGTCAAGAAGGTTGTTTGCCAAGCGTTGGGTGTTATGTCGTGATTGATTCCTTGAACGAATAGCTCCAAGGTAAAAGTTGAAGATGCCTGACCTGTCTTGGTGACATTTATCAGGGTGAACAAATCTGCTTCAAGACCTGCCACAATGCGATTTGAGGCATTTGAGTCCATAAGATTCAAGCCAATTGAATCAATGCGAAGAAGGGCGTTCTCGCGGGCATTGAGAAGCATTGAAGCCTGGTCTAGCGCATCGGCATCAGTTTCCATCAAAAGGTCAGAGCGTGCGCCTGAATGGATGAAGAAGCTCTCAATCGAACTCGTTGATTGCACCACCTGCGGCGAACCATTGAGGCGGGTGATGGTTATATCGTTGAAAATCTGTGTGTCATCATAGGCAAAGTCAATGCTCTGATATGAGATGTCGGTGCCATTGTCATTGAACATCAAAGGTGTTTCATCGGCTTTGAGAGAAACTGTTGACCTTGATAGAAAGACTGCCTTACCTTGGCTATCAATGAAGAAACCGCCGAGTTCGGTCTGCTCTATTGTCTGACAGGCTCCGAGCAGGGTTCTTGATGAAGAAGGATCGGCTTGCACTGTGGTATCGCCAACATCAATTGCTCGTTGGCTTGTTGGGAAACTTGCTATGTCAAGCAAGTTTTCAAGGCGCGCCCCCGTTGTTTGACCGGCGGAAGAACCCGCAACAGTCGTGATGTTGACAGTTTGCAAAAG